CAGGCCAAGCAGCCAGAAAAAAGTGAAGGCTACGGCTATTGTTAAAGGATGCGTACTGGAAAATAAGTCGTCCGAAGTAGCCATGGGCGGCGACAATGTTATAGGTTTCTTCTTCCTGTCCAAACTTGTATCCATAGTTCTGGCTCACATCCTCAGTCGTTTCACGGACCAAAGAAGACGTGACCAGGCTACCATGCATAGCACTGAAAAGACTCCCTCCAAATACACCAGCAACTCCCAACATGTGGAAGGGATGCATGAGGATGTTATGTTCAGCTTGGAACACCAGCATGTAATTAAACGTACCGCTGATCCCAAGTGGCATAGCATCAGAGAAAGAACCTTGACCGAAGGGGTAGACGAGGAAGACGGCAGTAGCGGCTGCCACTGGAGCAGAGTAAGCAACAAAGATCCAGGGACGCATCCCTAGTCGATAGCTAAGTTCCCACTCACGTCCCATGTAAGCATAGATGCCAATGAGGAAGTGGAAAGCGACGAGTTGGAATGGACCCCCGTTGTACAGCCATTCATCAAGTGAAGCAGCTTCCCAAATTGGGTAGAAGTGTAGTCCGATGGCATTGCTGCTCGGAACAACGGCTCCCGATATGATGTTGTTTCCGTACAACAGGGAGCCTGCGACGGGTTCACGGATTCCATCAATGTCAACAGGTGGTGCAGCCACGAAGGCTACAATAAAACAAATAGCGGCGGTAAGCAGAGTTGGAATCATAAGGACTCCGAACCACCCCACATAAAGACGGTTATTGGTAGAGGTTACCCAGGAACAAAACTGCTCCCAGGCACTCTCTCTTTTAAGTGCAATTGTTGCAGTCATGTAAGTAAGTAATTAAAAGTACAAGTTGCCAACCCACCCACCACACGAATGAATTAGAAGCGGTACTTCAGACCAGCCTTGGTACCATAGGAATTGGTATCATCAAAGGCAGCCGAGATCTCACCATACACAGAGAGAGCTTCAGAAACGCCAACACCACCACCAACTTTAGCAGTCAGGATGGTTTCAGCTTCGCCCCCGTCGGGGCTGACAACGGTGGGACCACCTTGGATGTACCAGGAGGCAACACCTTCGGAACCATCGACACCAACGTGGAAGTCAGTGGAGGTACCAGTGTAGTCACTGCCGGTGAAACCGCTGTTGGCTTCCACGTTAACGTAGGGAGCAGCGAAGGCGGGGGCAGACAGCAGAGCGACGGCGGGGAGGATAGCGAGGAATTTCATTTCTTGATTTTGAGTTTGTTACGTTTAGCAGTTTTAGCGGAGCGTCGGAAGTTAGCAGCCGTGGGCGCTCCTTTGGACCCAGGCTTTCTCATTTTTTCACCACTGCCAGCAGCAATGCGTTTGCGCTTGGCGTGGATGTTTGCATAGAGACCACGTTTTGCCATGTTAACATTTCCATTTACGGAGGGCAAGGGCTTTACGGGTGGGTCTGCCCTTTGAATCTTTCATCGGTCCTTTGTTACCTTTCATTCTAGCACAGAAGGACCGCTTACGTGGACCTCCACCAGGCTGCGGAGCCTTGAGATTTGATCCAGTTTCACGATTGTATTTACGCCGACCGGCGGCAGTCAAGCCGCCAGACCGCGATTTATGTTTACCAATTTTTAGGCTAACACTTTTGGTGCTACTTTTTTTTGCCGCCATTTTTAGTACCCTTCTTTACAGGTGGGCGACCTTTCTTAGAACCATAGGTTCCAGGACCGTAAGGCATTACCAGATACCGGGGATAATTTGTCCAGTGAAAGCGTAAGCTCCGAACGCTGCCATGATACCAATCATAGCAAAACGTCCGTTCAATTTTTCAGCCCGCTCGTTGTGCGGCACTCCATAGGGATGGTCAGTCATAATGAGGGGTGGCTCTTTAGCCCAGATGTTTGTGTCGTTCATTAAAAGTCAAGTCCAGAGCGTTCTAGTTTTTCCATGATCTCCATGCGATAAGCAGGGTCACGGTCATAACGAGGATCGCTCATAGCGCGTACAAGTTCAGCCTGGCTCCGGAAGGTATCACGAGATTGTGCAGGCTTGCCTTGAATCATCTCACCTTCAGTACCCATGTTGTCTTGATAGCGAAATTGCAAAGCTTGGAGAGCGAGCTTGATTGCAGGAATGTTCCCGGTCTCAACCACGCTATCGAAAGCGGAGATCTCCTCTTCGGAGAAGTTTTGAGCAGCCCAAGTAACGAGAGCATCGTACTCGTCAGCACCACCAACGTAGTCCTGAACTTGGCTGATTTCAGATTCGGAAAGTTCCACACCCTGAGGTGCTTCTGCCTTCTCTACAGTGTCTTGGTAACGGAAGAAAGCTTCAACCAACTCTTTCGAGTTCATCTGGCTGAACTTTTCCATGGTCTCATCACTGAGTTTACCACCAGACTTCTCGTATTCGTCATTGACTTCCCACAAGAAATCTACAGCTTCGTCAGTTTGAGGCGCTTCTGGCTCTTCTGCAGTTGTTTCAGCTGCAGGTTCTTCAGTACCCTGTTCACCCAGTTTTTTCTGGAGTTCAATGTATGCTTTCTCCAGCTCCTGAGCATTTTTATATTTACCAGCAAGCATCTCCTCTTGCTGATTCATCATCGCCTCACCGATGGCAAGGGATTCTGCTTCGTCTGATTGGATAGACTCCATCACAACCGAATCGTTGGTGGAATCGTAGGTCATGATTTCTGCCATACGTTAATTCATTGGGGGAATAATATCTTCATCCATAACGTTGTTGACAATTTCACCAGCGTTAGGGTTCTTAGTTGGATCAAGTAGAGGTGCTTTCAGAAGACCAGGAGCTGCTTGCATCATAGTCATATCTTCTTCAGCCATCATCTCTTCTTCCTGCTCAGCTTGCTGCTGATCCATACTCTTAACCAAGTTAAGAACATCAATACCTTGAGCTGCAGCAAGACGCTTGATAGCTTCATCAGGATTAATGTACTGCATCAGTGCCTCAGGTCCTAAAGTCTGGGCAATGGTTTGGACAAATGTAGTGAGTGATTCACGATCTTGCCCACGCCCAAGAGCATTAATACCGGCAACGATGGTTGGGTTGACCAGATCCTTAGGGATCTTAGGAACCTCACCACTACGTTGTAGGACCAGGAGTTTACGGTTAAGATAGGGAACCAGGAACTCGTTAGTCAGCAGGGAGAACAAGCCACCCAGTTGTTGTTCGAGTTCGAGCTGAGTAAGACGAACCTCCTCAGCTGTAGTACGGTCAGACTGACGGACGTTTAGGATAAGGAATGCTTCAGCCAAACGACGTTCGAGCGTCTGCATCATTGTCATGGCAGTTTGGAAGTCAGCAGTTTTACCCACCTGGATAACACCGATGTCTTCTGGGCGACCTTGAACGATCGCTCCGTTGCCTGCTTGCGCCAGCGTGGCTGGTTTCGTGGTGCTTGAGGGTGATACCACGAAGACTACTTTAGCAGCTGCTGCAGAGCCTTCTACGATAGCCTGTGACAGTGCGTTAAGTGACTTGAGATCTCCAAGGAACTCTTCGACACGACCGCGACCATAGGCTTCACCATCAACAGTGTTGAAACGTAGGACTAGCCAAGGGCTTGCGTCCTTGGGTGCCTTACCTTCGCTACCAGGAATGACCTTATCAAAGGCTTCCTGATGCCAAAGCCATCTGTTGTTTTCAAGTTTTACACAGGTAAAGATTTCAACTTCATCACCGTGCAAATTGTTATCCATAACCGTAGCCATGGATTCATCTTCCACCATAGCTTTAGGTAGAAGTTTCTTACTAATTAGTTCTTTAGTGACGATCTCAATTACGTTACCGTTGCCATCGCGTTCTACGACATAACGGTTCAGTGGGTAATGCTTGAGCCCATCCTTGCCCATAAAGATGAGAGCGTTACCACCAACAACCAAATGTTTGAGAGCCTGGTGTACAACGACACGATCACTAGAAGCAGCAATCGAATCCATAACCATACGCTCAATCTTGGCAAAGCTAAGATCAAGCTCCGAACGCATTTCAGCAGGCAGCTCAGTGCCTAGCTTGTCGTCACGAAGCTGAAGTTTAAAGAACGTGGTCTGCGGAGGAAGCAAACTCAGCATAAGCTTTGCTGCCAACGTCACCACACCCTTAGCTCCAACTGCTTGCCAAGGTTGACTCAGTAGTTTGTGGGAAGGTCTCATCTCATCACGTTGGATGAGGTAAGGAAGGGTCAGCTCAGAGCACTGAACTGCGATGTCTAGAAATTGTTGCCGGTCACTGGTTAGATGATCGTACCGAGTACGTGCGTGCATTTCTAACTAGGGATATTGGTACCACCGGATTGACCGATGTTAAGAGGAATACGGAGAGAAGCAATACCACGACGAGCGCCGAGGGTACCAGCTTTGTTACCTCTTTTTGGTTTGATACCACGAACACCAAGCATGGCGTTAGTAGTTACAGGAGGTGGAGTATATTTTTCAGGTTCAGGTTTAAGGGCTTCTACCAAAGCTTCGTTACGCTTTTGAGCGTTTTCCATTGCTACGCGAGCAGCAGTAGCATCAATACCAGCTTGGCGCTTCGCCGCTTCCTCTCTGTGATGTGCTCTACGTGCACTGCCGCACATAATTAATCTCCTTCGGAAAGTCTAGAAGCAACCCAGTCCACGACACTACGTTGACCTGCTTTGTACATGATCGAGTTAAGATCGGAACCGGGTTGTGGATTGGTGAGTGGGAAGCGTTCCTCTAGCTCAGCTAGAATACGCTCCACCGTCAGTACATTAAGCGTACTGAGGGAGGTTTTGATTTGCATGTTCAAAGAACGCTGGCATCCGTGCACGCTTAGTTTCGACAAGCTCAGGAGCTTTGCCCTCATACATTAAGCGATCGCTGGAATCCAGCCAAAATTTTTTGTTCAAATATTTATTGGGGTTGTTAGCCTTAAGCGGCTGCATCACCCAATTAATGGTTGCCTTGCGGAGCTTATCGAGAGAAGGACTGTAATCGAGCCCAAGCTCACGACATACCAGGCTATTCGTAGCAACGTGGACTTGTTCATCTCGGCTAATATCAGCAGATACAGTCCTTAGTGCCGCATCTCCCGTAAAACGGAAAAAGGGTAGGAGCACAAAGAAAATCGCACGTTCGGCAACCAACGCCTTGAGGATCGTGTGATCCGGATGAGCAATCCAGGCGTCGCGGAGGCGCTTACCTTCTTCCTCAGCTTTCTCATCAACACCCAGGGAGTTGGTAATATAACCCAATGCAAGGTCGTGCTTAATCTCGTCTTGGACGTTGGACAGAAGGAGCGGCCTTGCCAGCTCTGGTACATCATGATTTAGAGCATCAGAGATAAAGTCACCAACTGGCAGTTCCATGTGTCGGATAGCCAAGGCACGGTAGATTACCTCTTCCGCACCTTCGACCAGTTTACCAGCAGTTGTTTGGACAGGAGTCCAGGTTCTTTTTCGAGAGAGTAGTTTATCGTAAGGGTTCATTCGCCGCAATTACAATCAGGAGCAGGGTCGTTTAGAAGAGACTCCAGGTAATCATCGACCTCTGACTCATCCAATGCAGCGTATGCACTGGTCTTGTCTTGCGTGTCACCCATTACCTGAAGCGAATAATAAAGGGAGGTCTGGTCAGATGCCAGCCACTCTTCGATAAACGCTTCATCATAGGTGATCACATCAGACCAACTATTGAAGCTATAACCGTGAAGAAGTCCCGTGTCATCCAGCATCTTCATGATGCCGTTTGCAACACTCATATAAGCATCCCAGCCAACTTCCGATGCGATCTCAACAGGACCGTAGTCGTAGCTCTGGACGCCAAAGGTACCGCTGTCACGGTCCACCTGGCGGGCAATGGGAGGTGCGATCTCCGGCGTGGCAGTGTAACCATCCGGGTCTTTGTAGCGGTAACTGCAGGAAGCCGTAGGTGCAATAGCGAAGGCGCGGTCCATATTGTTGACACGTGCAACGCTTGCAGCTTGTGCAATACCACTCTTAAATTCAAGGGCAAGGGTGATGCCAGGGGTGAACTCAGTAATCGCATCGCCACTGTTGACGACAGCAAGAGCTTCACCAAACTCTTTGTAACTTACGTTGTACCTTCGAAGGAGGTTGGCCAGTCCGAGCATTCCCA